CGTCAGCAAGAGTTTTACACACCGCCGCTACAACTAGAGCATAAGGAGCCTAAACACGTTCCTGTGAGCAATGGTGAAGCACAAAAGCATCTCAAATCTTTAATGGAACGGTTAAAGATTAATGGACGTAAAACTGCACCAGTACAGAAGCTTAAGGCTAAGGAAAAAGAGCCTGAGCTTGCAAAAGAATTGGGTCCGGATCCGTTCGACAATCCGTATGAGTATGCAGAGATGTGCCGCCGTGAAGGTATGCCTATTCCTCGAAATATTCTTCAGCTAATTGATGGGGCGAATGTATGAATAAATTCGAGATTTTAGCGTGGGGTTTACTCATTTCATTTTTTTCAGCAGCTATTTGTGGGGCGGTGGTTTTGTGGTGGTTAGCAAGAAAGGGTGCAGTAACCAAACACGACAAGGAGTGCTCATTATGAAAATTTACATGACAGAAGAAGATGTGCTGAACGCAATCGCTGGTGGTGATGTCGATGCTAATGATTGTTTAAACCAAGCTGACCCAAACTTTGAGAAGCGATTCAAAAGACTAACCAAAGGTCTTGAAAAGCTTATAAAAGATATTCGTAAAAGCTTTCCAGATGCAAATTACTACAGTGCTAATGACGGGCTTTTACTAATGCTTGGTGAGTCGCATAGCAATAGCGGTTCGCCTCAACAAGAACTGGTGGCAGCCGATGGGGGCTTAAAATCCATGCTTAGTGGGGGCGACTTCTAATGAAACTAACTAAACAGCAACGTGCTGAGCTAAAACAAAAGTTTGGTGGACATTGTGCTTACTGTGGTGAATTGCTTGGCGATAAGTGGCATGCAGACCATATCGAAGCAGTGAAGCGAGATTTAATTCATGTTGGTGGTGGAAAGTTAATTACGGGTGAAATGACTAGACCGCAAAACGACACTTTAGAAAACATGAACCCTGCATGTGTTCCTTGCAATACAAACAAATCGTCTATGCCGCTGGAAGGGTGGCGAAAAATGCTTACACATTACTGTGATGTGCAGTTACTACGCGATAGCACACATGCTCGTCATTTACTTCGTTTCGGTTTGATTGAAATTAAGACAAAACCTGTGACGTTCTTCTTTGAGAATTATAAAGGAGCCTGACATGAGTGAGTTTGAGGGAAAATCTGGAAAGTGGGCTTGGGAGATTCAAAAAGAACAACAAGCGAAAGTAGAGGAACTGCAAAAGCGTTTAGATAGGGCATTAAAAGAGACTCAATATGCTTTGCAGTATGTTGAAGAAGACATGCGCGGCAATCATGAATTTCTGCAAATGGCTATGATTCGAACCCTTAAAGCTATAGAGCAAGTGCTCAAAGGTGGTGCTTGATGTCATCAATGAGCCTTGCTGATTACCGCGCAACATGTCCGAAAGCTCAAAAAGTAAAAAAGGGTCGAAACAAGTTTAATGCATCGAAAATTAAATTGGATGGAATGACTTTTGACAGTACTAAAGAATACAAACGGTATATCGAGCTAAAGGCTCTACAACAACGAGGTGAAATTAAAGAATTGCAGCATCACACAAAATTTGAATTGGCACCGAAGACAAAATTAGAAGGGGAGAAACGAGCTAAACCAGCACTTAGATATTTTGCCGATTTCACTTATTTCACGACAGCAGGTGAATACGTTGTTGAAGATGTGAAGTCTATAGCTACACGCAAGCTACCGAGTTACCGAAATAAAAAACACCTGATGAAAACAGTTCACAATATTGATGTGAGGGAAGTTTAAACATGAATGCAAAAGTTAATAACAAGACAATGGACTGGTCTAAACGTTCTGCTCATCAATGGTTGGAACAATATGGTCTATGGGTAAGATCAACAAAATCTAAAGTTTCTGCTAATCCTTTAGCATGTTTAATTGACCAAAATGACACAACTAGAATTAGATCAAGTAAGGTCTCTATGCCATGCGAAATTGAAGATTATGAGGCAGTTGAAGTAAGTAAGCTCTTGGCTAAAATGCATAACGATAATAGAGAATTTCTACAAGAAAGAGCTTGGTTTTTAATACTTTATTATGAAAATAATTGGTCGTATTTAACAATTGCCAATGTACATAGATGTAGTAAAGCAAAAGTACGTGCTGAGATTGATAAAGGTTTGGCTTATTTGGATGGTAAAATAGAGGTAATGCAATCTTGACAGTGCAGCACACTTGGTTTAGATTTGTGATATGGTGGGACGAAGTTATAAGCGTTGCACCAAATTTTTTTAAAAGCTCGCCTAATGGTGAGCTTTTTTGTTCCATGAATTTTAATATAATAAGTTTTTTATAAATCCGATTTAAATAAAATGTCAGAAACCAATCCTTCTAAAAGTGAGAAAACAAAGCTTATTTTTATAATATCTTGTTTCATTGTATTAACGGGGGTAGCTTACAGAATTCTTTATTTAGGACAAATACAGGGATCAGAATTCGTTGTATTAGTTATCGCCTCTATGTTCATTTGTTTGACAGGTTATTTTTTAAAAGAAATTCAGGAATTCTCTATTGGAGGCAATCTTTTTAAATTAAGAGATATCGGGAACAAGTCAGAAAAGTTACTTCATGATATGCAAATTGAATATTATAAAATGCGTATCGATATGGCTTTTACACCTACTGGATTTTTCGGTGGAGTTGGAAATTCAATTTTTCAAAGTAAAATTGAATTCTACAATGTTATTAGAGAAATTAAAGATGTGGGGCTGTTGAAAAACCCTACCTTAAGACAAAAGATTGAAATACAACTTAGAAAATCCCTTCAACAACAACTTGAGAATGTTCACTTAATAGGAAATGTGCTTAATGAAAATCCTTTAAATGGCAAAGTTGATCCTTTAGAAATTAGAGGGTTAATCTCAGAAGAAATTATAAGAAAAAATATAAAAGACAATGATTTGTATAGAGATGAAACAACTGCTAAAAATACAATTTTAATGAGAATTGAAATTTATGAGAACTTATTAAAAGCTCGTAATTGGCTTGAAGAGTAATTTTTTAACCTCCTTCGACCGGTTCTCTTTTGTGCTATAGTCCAGTCTGATTAAAAACTGGTAAATAAAATGAATATCTGTGTTGGTGGTGAGCTTGACGGGCAAAAGATAGAAAAAGAGGGTAGATTACTTAAAGCTTCTGATATAGATCCTTCATTTAGCTCTGAGTACTACAAGCAAGTTTTTAACCGCGACAACATCAATTATCATTTTTGGCTTCCAATAGGATCCAACTTGCACGAAATGTCTGAGCGAGTTTTGGATATTTTGAGAGCATCAAAAAATTAAGTTTAAAGTATGTTGTAAATACATCTTCTAATTTGTATGATATGTCACAAATACTGCGCTGAAAGTTTTTGTTTTTATGACCCGTTTCTTTTTTAGAAGCGGGTTTTTTGATTTTAAAACCCCACTCGCTTAGGACGCTTTGCGAGTTTACTTGCCGGACGTATTACGGCGCAAATGGCCCCGCTACATACTAGTTATTGGCGGGGTTTTTTCTTTAATTAATTTGATGATTTAGTTCTCGGTAGTAAATAATTTACTATTGAGAACTAAGTATTTGAAAAATAAAAATAATTTTATTTTTTGTTTTATGTTTAGTATGTTGGTAAATATTAATTATTTTTAGGTGAAAGTATGACTTTATTTATTGGTGGTCGCCATCATGGACAATTCTTGTCGAAAGACGAGTCAGATTTGAAGTTAGAAAGTATTCCAAAGCAGTATGGACCAAGAACAGGTATGCAAAGGCCAACAGAGTCATACTTTAGAACCCAAGTAAGCTTCCAAGGAGAAGTGAAAACGTTTTATATAATTTCTGGAAAACAACCAATCGAAATGAGAGATGAAATACTTGATTTATGGGATCAAGTAAAATCAGACATATATGCTATCTAAATAGTTTAAGAAATTTTCTTCCTTTTTCGGGCGGTTGTCTTTCGTGCTATAGTCCAGTCTGATTAAAAACTGGTACTTATAATGAATATCTGTGTGGGTGGTGAACTCAATGGGCAAGTGATAGAAAAAAGGGGTGTTAAGAACAAAGATGTATATAAATATTAGTGAATTATAAAATTATTAAATAAATTCAAATATTTAAATTAAAAATAAGTGATAAAACTTTAACAATATTTACGTACGTGATGAATTTAGTAACTCAAATAAACATTATTTTAGACGGATAATTATAAAAAACGGAGTACAAATGTCATGAATAAGAATGTAGAGCTAATAAATTACATTGATGTAGCTGAGACAGTTTACGAACGGGTATATGAAAATAATAAAATTTCAAATAATTTGATTGTTAATCTAAATCGCATTATGGCTGAGATAAAGAATCAAGCTGCAGAAAAAAGACTCAAATTGAAGTACAGCTCAATAGACTTTGAATATTGTTTAAGTTTGCCTTTAGCTGATCGCAAAATAAAAGTAGATTTAAGCCTTATACCTCATTTTGAAGATCGTGAAGAAAGTATTTTGTGGTTAACTAACTTTATTGGAAAAATTTGTGAGCCCAGAAAGATGCAAAGACAGAAAAAAAACTTCATTAAGTACCTGTGAATTTTAGATGAACAGCCCTTAAAGCGGTTTTTTATTGCTAGTAGAATATTTAAGGTATCTTTTCTAATAGGCACACACTATTAAAGTGTTTTTTATTTATTTTTTAGATTGAAAAGATTGCTATTTAAGTAATTTAAATATAAAAATCTTTATTGATTGAGAGTAGTTGTTATACAGGATATTTATAAGGATTTTAAAATGACAATTATCACATTGCTTGATGTTGAGACGAAGAAGAAGGTGATAGTTCGGTCCGTAATAGACCCAATAGCAAGAATAGACAAAAAAGGGAATATACAAATTATTCAAATTCATAAATGGCTAGATGATGAATCTGGAGATTTTGTTGATGAAGACTTATATGAGGCACTCAACAATGGAGAAGTTGGAATATACTTAACTTTGCAGTATATGATCATTGATATTGAAAATTAATTATTTTTTATTTTTAGTCAGTGTGATTTCTTACTCTCTAGAGCCTAATGGTTACTACACATAAGACCTTATTAAGTATTACCTATTGATGGGCACATATTCTTTATAACTCTTGATAAGTAAAAAAATTATGTAGGCTAAAAATAAAACTATTTAAAAAAGAAATCTTTATCTATTTAAATATGAATATTTGATATTTTTAATTCAATCCCTATTGCTAGTGCTTAAATATTATGCCAATATGAAGTTGGAGATATTTCCGAATAGATATTTCCTATTTCAGGTCTAAGCGTTTTTTTTCGCTAAGCCCATTTCTGAATAAAAATAGGAAGTGGGCTTTTTTATTTTTAAATATTTCAGTATTATCAGTGTGTTGCTTTAAGTAACACTAACCTTATTGATCAGCGCAAATATCAAAAAAAGGGGGAGCTTGCCTACTAGGCAAGCTTTTTAAATTGATGATTTAAACACAATAATCCATTTTAAAGCTCAATAGAAAGATCAAACTTCCATAGCTTTTATTCGTACTAATTTATTGAATATAATCGTTTTTATAATTTTTAAAATTTTCTTAAACTAAAAATGGAAAATTTCTTGTTGCAACATTGTTATAATAGGACTACCTTAAGATAAATACTTTATAAAAATGAGGAGCTGCTGAAATGCCACAGTATCTCATGTTTGCGGAAAATATTTATAACAAAATTAAAGATGAGGAATTGTTTTCACATGACTGTATTGAAAATATGAACTTACTTATGACATGTATACGCAGAGAAATTGAGGGAACAGAATTTAAATTAAAATATAATTTTATTGATTTTGTTGAATTGTTTAGTAAACAATTAGATGAATGTAAAGTAAAAATAGATGTGAGTTTGATTCCTCCTCATAATTCAGAAGGTGAGTATATTTTATGGTTAGCTGGATTTATCGAAAAAATTACAGAAGGTGGACCTAAACCACCTCCGCCTATAAAGAAATTTATTCCAGAGTATATGAGCTTCAAATCTGAATTAGATTTTTTACCTTCAAATGAGGAAAAAATTCAAACCGAAGGTAAAGAAATTACGGATTACTTTAATTCAAAGCTTTATAAGGCAACTTTTAAGAAATAATAGTTAGTTGTCTCTATTTTTAGCCACCGCCTTAGGGCGGTTTTTTTATGGGTAAGAATAATGGATTCTACAGAATACTTTTGGCTTACTCGGAAAAAAGAACCTAAAACTAAGTCCAAATCTAGACCACTACCTAAAGCTACTCAAAAATACTTAGAGGCTGAAGAAGATTTTACTCAAGCTTTGGATAATCTGGAAATTAAGTACGAAAAGAAATTTCAGTTTAAATCTACAAAGCATTGGCGTTTTGATTTTCATTTAATTGAACATCACATATTAGTTGAAATTGCTGGTGGCCCTTGGTCGGGTGGTCGAAAGGGTAAGCTAAAAAACAAAGCTTGGAGTCTTGATCGTTACGATGTGGCTGAAGAGATGGGTTACACAGTAATTCGCATAGAGGCAGCACCAAGATTTAAGATTAATGAATCTGGTCCATTACAGATCCAAGCTCATTTCGCTAGCCAATGGCTTAAAAATTTAAAGAGGCAAATATTTAATGGATCAGATCAGACCATTTCCTCCAACTGATTTTATTGACCAAGCAGATGAAGAGGAAGCAATTAGATTAACACCGGCACCGGATCTAAAAAACTGGGTTGTTGCTAATTACTTAACTATTGGTGGACCTCTTTATAACCCCGATCATGATCACATAGCTGAGCTGCTTCACGATAATGAAGAATTTTTAGCATTTGCTTGGGCCTCTTCTGCATATAAAAGCAAGCAAGCTATGGTGTTAGGCCAGTGCGAAAAAGTCATGTTCAATGTTGGTGGATGGCGTAAGGCCAGACAAGAGCAACAGATGCGAGACTGGTTCGGCTTTGTGCCAACATACTTAATAACTGTCGACGCTTCTTTCTGTGAGCGTGCAAATGATACAGAGTTCTGTTACTTGCTTGAACATGAGCTTTACCATATAGGTGTAGAACGTGACGATGATGGCGAGATGATCTTTAGTAGTTCTACTGGATTACCTAAGCACTATTTAGCTGGTCACGATGTCGAAGAATTTATTGGTGTAACTAAACGGTGGGGGGCTAGTCAAAGCGTTAAACGTATTGTTGAAGCTGCAAAGAATCCGCCGTTTGTTTCGAATCTTGATATTTCAAAATGCTGCGGAAACTGCGTAATCAACTGAGCCGAATGGCTCTTTTTTTTACCTTCTTTGCTAGACGTAGCTAGACAAAGGTGGGGGTATGGCTGCACTTAAAGAACAGGTAAAAATATTTATTGTTCAAGCGCTTGCCTGCATGGATACCCCTCAACAGGTAGCTAATGCTGTCAAGCAAGAATTTAACATTGAGATTGATCGAAAACAGGTACAACTTTATGACCCGACAAAAGCGGCAGGAAAGAATTTAAGTAAGAAATATAAAGACCTTTTTCATAAAACCCGAGAGGACTTTAAAAAGAATGTTTATGACATCCCTTTAGCTAATAAAGCTTACCGACTCAAAGAGCTTCAGAAGATCTATGAAGACTGGAAGAACAACAGACTTATGAAGCAAGGGGTTATTAAGCAGGTTCGGGAAGAAATGCAGGGTTACGACCTGATGTTATTAAATCTTGAGTTAAAACAGCTTGAGATTGAAAAGTTAAGAGAGGGTGAAGGTGATGAAGATCCAACACCAGTCAAGGTAACTATTCAAGTTGTGGATGCGAGTAAAAAAGATGCCGAACATCAATCCGACACTGAATGTACCTCAGGCTAATTTTTTGCAGATGGAAAAGAAGTTCCGCGCATTCGTTGCTGGCTTTGGATCGGGAAAGACTTGGGTTGGCTGCTCCAGTTTATGCAACAAAGCTTGGGAATTTCCAAAAGTACCTTTGGGTTATTTTGCTCCAACTTACCCGCAGATTCGCGACATTTTCTTTCCAACTATTGAAGAGGTGGCTTTTGATTGGGGGCTTAAAACCAAGGTTTATGAAACCAATAAAGAGGTTGATATCTATTATGGTCGGCAATATCGAACGACAATCATTTGTCGATCTATGGAGAAACCAGCAACAATTGTAGGTTTTAAAATTGGCCACGCCTTGATTGATGAACTTGATGTTATGGCCAAGGTCAAAGCTCAACAGGCTTGGCGTAAGATCATCGCACGTATGCGTTATAAGCAAGCTGGTTTGCTCAACGGTATTGATGTGGCCACTACACCTGAAGGTTTTAAGTTTACATACGAGCAATTTGTTAAAGAGGCAAATAAATCAGAGGCTAAGCGTAAGCTATATGGAATGATTCAAGCTTCAACTTATGACAATGAAGCTAATCTTCCAGATGACTACATATCATCACTTTATGAGTCTTATCCGCCGCAATTAATTTCAGCTTATTTAAGAGGGCAGTTTGTCAATTTAACCAGCGGTGCTGTTTACCCCGACTTTGATCGAGTTCTAAACCACACGGATGAAGAAATTAAGAAAGGTGAGCCTTTACTCATTGGTATGGATTTTAACGTGCTTAAAATGGCTGCTGTGGTTTATGTCATTCGAGAAGGGAAGCCAAGAGCTTTAGATGAACTGGTTGGCGTGAGAGATACACCGACGATGTGTCAATTGATTAATGAGCGCTTTCCAGATCACGATATTACCGTGATTCCAGATGCTTCAGGTCAGGCAACATCTTCAAAGAACTTCAGTGAATCAGATCATGCAATCTTAAAGAAAAATGGATTCAAAGTTGAAGTGAATGGTGTGAATCCCGGAATTAAAGATCGTATTACTGCTGTTAATGCACAAATCCTAAATGCTGAGGGTGAACGACACTTAAAAGTGAACACAAATAAGTGCCCTAACTTTACGGCTACTTTAGAACAGCAAGTCTATGATGATTTTGGAATGCCAGATAAAAGCGCTGGTTTGGACCACGTTGGCGATGCTGGTGGATATCCAATAGCCAAGAGATTCCCGATCTTCATTCAGAAAGTATTTAAACGGCGCACAATCGCTGGTTTTTCCCGTTAAACAACGCACCTTTTCAGGTGCTTTTTTATTGGTGTTTTTATGGCAGTTACTGATAAACATCCGCAGTATATTGCTGCACAAAAAAGCTGGTTGATTATGCGTGACGCCGTTGCTGGTGAAGAGCAGATCAAACAGGCACAAACAAAGTACCTAGCTAAATCGGCCGGAATGATTGAGGCTGAAAAGCAAGGTGATACGACTGGAGAGATTTATAAGGCCTATCTAAGTCGAGCTCAGTATCCGCTATGGGTTCAGGACGCATTACGCACAATGATCGGGTTAGTTTCAAAGCTTGAGCCGAATATAGTGATTGAAAGTTCTCTACTTAAAGGATTGATAGAGAATGCAACAAATGACGGTTTTGGGCTTAAACAGCTCTTTATTCGCATTTGTTCAGAGTTGCTAGAGTTTGGGCGCTGTGGGCTGCTTGTTGATGTTGATGCTAAAGGAGTGCCATATTTCGCCTTATATGATGCGTTATCTATTATCAACTGGAAGGAAAACAGTATCGGTGGTCGAAAGGATTTAAAACTGTTAGTGCTCGAGGAGCAATTTGATAATAGTGAAGATGAATTCGGGCACGAAACTAAAACGGTTCACCGCGTTCTATCTATGGATGATGGAGCATTAGCGGTCCGATTGTTCGATGGTTCAAATGTGGAGGATAAAACTCCTGATCTCGGCGGTAATCAACTTTCTTTCACACCATTTGTTTTCTGCGGTGCCACTAGTAATTCCCCAGATGTAGGTACCATACCGCTTTTGACAATGGCCAAGGCTGCTCTGAAGTATTACCAACTTAGTGCAGATTATTACCAGTCACTTCACCATACAGCTCATCCGCAGCCTTGGATTAATGGACTTGAGGGTGATGAAGATATTAGCGTTACTGGTGTTATGGCTGTCTGGAGTCTTCCTCCAAATTCACAATGTGGTTATTTGGAAATTTCAGGTAGCGGCATTGAACTCACTAAAAAGGAAATGGATGCGCAGAAAAATGCAGCATTAGAGGCTGGTGCCAAGGTAGTCGATACCAATACACAAGAATCAGGTGAGGCACGCCGTGCACGTCAGGATGACCAGCAGGCAAGTCTTCACAGTATCGTGATGTGTGCAGCTGCAGCAATTGAACAAGCCATTAAGTATGCAGCGCAGTGGTTAAAGCTGGATTCGACAAAATATTCATTTACGGTTGAACCTGAGTTTATTGTGCAGGTCACGGATATTAATCTTGCAAAACAGCTTTATGAGGGTGCTATTTCAGGGAAAAACTCTTTCCGCACATATTGGGAATACCTGATGACAGGTAAATTACCAGCTCATGACTATCAGGAAGAAGTGAAGCGAGTAGAAATAGAGCGAGATAACGCTCCTTTGTAGAGGTGACGCATGGCTTCAAAAGAAGATAAATCGCTGATTGAAATACTTACCCAACATCAGGCGTATTTATATCGGGTGTCTTCTCAATCTGTTAATGAGCTATTAAAAATCTTTAATGATGAGTCGACATTAATGTTGGCAAAGCTTCGGGATTTGCTTGATGAATTAAATGATTCTGAAAAGATGGCTCTAGCAAGTGGACAGTACACAACGTCAAATCTGAAGGAAGTTCGTGATCTGATTGCTCAGTGGTTTACTGCAATAAACACTGCATTACCTGAAGCTTTCGCTGTTTCTGCTACTGCCTTGGCTGTTTATGAAGCCAATTACACGGCGAAGCTATATGGCGGCAAGATCAAAAAGCCAAATGGTGAAAAGCTATATGCAGCAGCTAAAAAAGTACCGTTGGTGGGAGGAGCACTGGTTGATGAGCTGCTTTCTAAGATTGCTGAAACTGCACGCCAAAAAGTTGAGTATGTCATTCGAGATGGTATCAACTCAGGTAAAACAAATCAGGAAATAGTTCAGCGTATTCGTGGTACCAAACGGCTTAATTATGAGGATGGGCTTTTAAGTGGCTCAAAGTCTGATATTGACCGTACGGTGAGAACAGTTCGTAGTCATGTTGCTAATCAAACGTATTTAGATACTTTCAAACAGTTAGGTTTTGAGTATGTTCGTTTTATTAGTGTATTGGATGGAAGAACATCTAAGCTTTGTGCTCATTTAGACGGTACTGTCTGGAGGATTGATGATCCGGCAAAACGTGTACCGCCGTTGCATCCTAATTGTCGCAGCGAACTAGTACCAGTTAAAAAAGATGGTCAACTTATCGGTGAACGGCCATTTGTAATGGACGAACGTAGAGTTAAAGACATCCCCAAAGAAGAGCGTAGCCAGTTAATAGGGCAGCTAGATGCCAATACTACGTTTAGAGAGTTCTTCAAGAAGACAGATGATTTCTTTCAAAGAGAATGGTTGGGGCCGAAACGTTACAAGCTCTATAAGGAAGGAAAATTTGATTTTGATAAGTTCTTCGATCCAGAGGGGCGGTTATACACATTGGACCAACTTCGAAAGTTGGATGAGCAAACCTTTAAGGAGTTGGGCTTATGAGTGAGTCAAGACATTTAGTGCTAAAGCGTCACCCTACTTTGAAAGGTTATCTGGTTATTTGTGATGAAGAAACTGGACAACCTCTAGCTGGACAAAGAGCAGTACAGATGAATTCTGATGCCTTAAATGGACCCGCAACAATTACTGTAACTTTTGAAGCATATGGTGCTCATGGTGTTCGCTTAGTGAGTGATGCACCAAGGCCAAATCAAACAAAGGAAATGTAGCGAAAGGTATTACAAATGTCTGAAAAGCAAATCACTATGTCAGATGCTCAATATATTCTGAGCACAAAATTAATTCTGGTGCCATTTCTTCAAATTAAGATTTCAAGAGCCATGGCAATTTATGGTTTTACTTTTGAAAGATTAAAAGCAATTGCACTCATCAATTAGAACTTAATTTTTAACCTTAGCACCTTCGGGTGCTTTTTTTGTGAGAAGAAAATGATCAAAGAAGTAACAGAGCAAGAGTTAGCTGAAAAGTCTGTGGCACCCCGAGTAACTAAAGCGCAAATTGATTCATTGATGGAGCGTGTTACATATACGGTTGAGCAACGCCCCGGTGGCACGACATCTACTTTTGTCCATGCATTTTTAGATGGAAAGTTTTTCTTAGCAACGGGTTTTAGTGCATGTGTGAATGCTGAAAACTTTGATGCTGAAATTGGTGAGCGTATGGCTCGTGGAAATGCAGAAAAGTCAGCTGAAAATAAACTTTGGGAGCTAGAAGGCTACCGTTTATTTGCAACAAATTACTAAGTTTTCAATCGAAATTTAGCGTCCTTAGGGGCGCTTTTTAATGCCTTGAGATAAGGCTTTACCCAAATCAAACGAGAGGTTTGAACATGTCATTGCCATTTATTGTTGATTCACTTGATGCAATCAAAGAAGAGCACCACGCTCTATATGTTGAGGAAAACGGGAAGTTTCGCCTTGACTTGGAAGGTTATGAAGATCCAAAAGGTTTGAAATCTGCACTTCAAAGCGAGCGAGATGCTGCTAAGAACGCAAAGTTGGAACTTCAAAAATTTCAGAAACAATTTGAAGGGATTGATCCTGAAATTGTTAAAAAAGTCTTTGCTCAACTTGACCAGGATGAAGAGGCCAAATTAATCGCAGACGGCAAGGTTAACGAAGTGATTCAGAAGCGTACCGAGAAGATGCGCGAAGAACATGAAAAATTACTGAAAGCCGAAAAAGAACGGGCAGATAAAGCTGAAGCTTATGCCGAGAAATTCAAGAAATCAGTAGTGCAAAGCCAAATTGTTCAGGCTGCTATTGAACTTGAAGCACTGCCAGAAGCGACCCCTGATATCGCCTTTTTAGCTCAGACAAAGTTTGCATTAGATGAAAACGGCAAAGCTGTGGCAGTTGATGAAAACGGGGATGTGGTCATTGGTAAAGACGGTCAGACACCGATGACCCCAAAAGAATGGGTTGAATCTCTACGCGAGCAAAAACCGTATTACTGGCCTAAACCTAATGGCATGGGCGCACCTGGTAGCAACAATTCAAAAGGTCAGCCAGACATTCTCAAAGCCGATGGCTCGGTAAATATGACCAAATTAGCGCAATTACGAAATGAAAATCCGCAACTAGCTAAAGAGCTAGCGGCAAAACACGGTATTAAACTTTAAGGAGTAAAGCCTAATGGCTGAGACAAAAATTGCTGATGTAATCGTACCTGAGTTATTTACTCCGTACGTATTAAATAAGACTGCCGAGAGATCTGCATTATGGCAGTCAGGCATTGTTGGGGAGCTTGATGAAAAAGTCGCTTTTGGTACGGAAGGCGGTACTACAGTAAATATTCCTTTTTGGAATGATTTAAGCGGTGAGTCCGAAGTACTTTCAGATGGTAAAGCTCTTGGGGTAAATAACATCACTGCTGGTAAAGATATTGCTATTTTGCATGCCCGTGGTAAGGCTTGGGGTGCAAATGATTTGTCTAAAGCATTATCTGGTGATGACCCATTGGGTGCGATTGCTGATCTTGTAGCAGATTACTGGGCTCGTGAATTTCAGGGGTTTACCGTAAATACACTTAAAGGTGTATTTGGGTCTGCAAGCATGGCAGGTAATACCCATGACATTTCGGCTGGTACTGGAGCAGCAGCCGTAATTGATGGTCATTCATTTATCGATGCATCTTATAAACTGGGAGATGCTGTTGATAAATTAACAGCGATTTCAATGCACTCATTCACAATGGCAGCACTAGCCAAGCAAGGTTTAATTGAAACTGTGCGTGATGCTGATGGTGTGGTGCTTTACAAAACTTTTATGGATCGCCGTGTGATTGTCGATGACGGTATGCCAGTGGATGGTGATGTATTTACCTCTTTCTTGTTTGGCCAAGGTGCGATTGGTTTCCAAGATATTGGTGCACCAGTTGGTGTAGAGACTGACCGAGACAGCCTAGCAGGTACAGATATTCTTATTAACCGCCGTCACTTTGTATTGCATCCTCGTGGCATTAAGTGGGCAGGTGATACAGGTATTGCACCTAATAATGCTGGTCTAGCAACAGCCGCAAACTGGGAACGTGTCTACGATCCTAAACAGATCCGTATTGTGGCATTCAAGCACAAGATCAAATAACAAAAAGGCGGGTAACACCGCCTTATCTTTTTGGAGATCCACATATGGGACTTTCATCATTTAACCGTGCACGGGAAAGACAACAAATGACAGAAACAAAAATTGCTGAACTCGAAGAACAACTGGCAACAGTAAAGAGCGAATTTATTGCCTTTCAAAATGATACCGAAGCAATGAAAGCACGTATTGCTGAACTTGAATCAGGTGAAGGTGGTCAAACACCTGAAGATGACCAAAAACCAAGTAATACTCAACCACAACCAATTAACTATGCTGGTCTAAAAGTAGATGAGCTTCGAGCTGTACTAACTGAAAAAGGCATTGCATTTGAATCAGGTGCTAAAAAAGATGAACTTTTAGCATTAATTCCAAAGGAATAATTCATGAGCTTTATCACTGAACAAGAAGCGATAGAACATGTTGCAGGCTTTGATGCTTTATCTGCTAGTGATAAGGCTCAATACCTTCAGATGTCAGAAGCTTATCTATTAGCACGTAACGTTAAGCCTTATGAAGATGCTACCCAAGTACCTGAACCCTTAAAAACAGCCTCATATCAAATCATCAAGGGGATTATCAAGGGTGATCTATATCAAGGACAGGAACAGGTACTAAAACGCAAGAAAGTCAAAGCTGATACGGTTGAAACTGAAAAAGAATATCAGGACGGATCAGTAAAGCTTAGTGCGATTGAGCAATTCATTCTTGATTTGATTAAGCCTTACAGCAAACGAAAAGCTGTATTTTTTGTCAGGAAAATCTAATGGGCTTACGTGACGAAATTCAGGCAGATATTGCTGAAGCATTTAATGATGATTTAGCAGACGCCGTTCATACCTTTACATGTGAGCGGATCTCAAAAACGAATTGGGATCCTAAAACTGAAACATATGTTGAAGTTAAAGAAAACTATTCTGGTCGTGGCGTTCTGTTTGGTTCTTACAGTCAATATGAGATCCAAACACTTGGAGTATTGGCAACGGATAAGAAGGCGACCTTGCTGCAAAATGAAGTATCCATGACACCAAAAATTGATGATGAATGGTTAACAGCTTTAGGCTCATTCCGCGTTATTCATATCCAGCAGGATCCAGCCTCTACTATTTGGAAATGTCAGTTGAGGAAGGTATAAGCTTGTATTGATTAATTTAGTTGATTTAAGCTATATACCTATTTTTAAAATTCTTTCTTGGGGAAATTATGGGGTATATCGTTAAATTAACCGATTCTGGTAAATATTTAATTCCAGACAATGAGGGATTGCTTACTACAACAGATTCAAAAGAAAAAGCTGTAGAATTTGGACAATTAGATGATGAAGAGTCTGCTAAGTTAACTGCCCATAGTTTTAGTGGGGGAATGATAACTGGCGTTGATTTCATAATTGAGAAGGTGTAATTAAATTATGGCAACTCAAGCATATGTAATCGTCATCGAAATCCCAGAAAAGAAATGCCCAAATGTAAGAGGCAAATCTAGTCTAATTAAAGATGGTAAGGCAAAAGTTTATCTTTCAAATAATACAACTTCTAGAGATGCTGAAAATGGCTTTGACCGATATGGAATTACAGGTGGTCGAAATGCTGTAGTAGTAACTGAGGCAACATTTCCAAAATACGAAGAAGAAATTACTAACTATCTTAATCGAAGGTTTGGAGAAGACTGGTCTTTAAAACTAGAAAAGTGCTCAGTTGCATAAATTAAAACCCGCTTCGGCGGGTTTTTTCATGGGCGCAATTTAGGAGTTTGAATGGTAAATACAAACTACGTCCCTTTGTGGCATATCTCACCATTTCAGCATGTGCATTACACATTAGTTCGAAATCAACTGCATATGGATTTGCTATTTGAAGACATGAATAAGGTCGATCAATTCTTGTCTATTGAAGGGGCTGCAGCTCAGGTTGATTTCTATTCCGAAGGTGCATATGCAGTTGTTCAGCTTGGTGATACTTCAGAAAGAAATCAGATTGAAGTGTATGGATTGCTTTTACATGAAGCTGTTCATGTCTGGCAAAAGATTAAAAAGCTAATGGGTGAACGAGAACCAAGCTCTGAGTTTGAAGCGTATTCAATTCAAGCGATCGCTCAAGACCTTTTTAAAATGTATGAAGAAAGTGAGGAAAAGCATGGGATGGAAGGGGAAAAAGCCGACTAGTTTTAGTTTTGAGGTGTCTAAAGCAGCAGAAGACCATGTGAAGCATATTGTCATGGATACTGTGCAATCTTTAGTTAATTTAAGTCCTGTTGATACTGGGGCTTATCGTGCTTCACATATGGTTTCGGTTGGATCCGCTGATTACGGTGTACGTGAACCTGAAACAAACCCTATTAACGATGCAGCGATTCAGGCAATGAAGATTAAGCTAGGCAATCTGGTTTATATCCAGAACAATAAAGCTTATGCACTCCGCTTAGAAAATGGTTGGTCTGATCAAGCGCCACAAGGTATTTATGGCCTCACTTTTAATTTTATTTCTCAAAAGTATGGTGGCTAAAATGGCAATGACTTTAGAGCAGACTAGGCAAGCTATTATTGATCGCATGCAAAGCTTTACGGGTATTGCTCAGGAACGGATTCAGTATCCAAATGCACCAGGCTTTACGGTGCCTAAAGAAGGTTTATGGTGCCGTTTAACGATTGCAGGTGGGCCGAGCTTTATTTCAGGCATTGCAGATAAGCCATGTACACGCCGTACCGGTAATATCATGATTCAATGCTTTGATCGACTTCATGTGGGAGAAAAAGCTTTAACGGTTCTTGGTGATGCTTTGCTGGCACATTTTGAATATTTCACAATCGAACACTTAGAATGTTTGAATGGACAATCTATTTATGCGGGTAAAGATGCTGATTTCATTCAGTATAATGTGAGTATTGGGTTTAAGGTGAATTGATATGTCATGTATGCTGACTTTAGAAGAAATCGAAATTAAACGGCAAGAACTGGAAAGACATCTTGAAGATGTTATGTCTGTTGAGTTGAGCAAATGGCAATCTGAAAACAAGCTATGTGTTTCTGATGTGAATATACGCTTGGCTAATGTTGACAGCCTCGGAGGACCTAAACATAACGTTGTTACTGGAGTAAGTGTCGATTTAGATAATGAGCTTTGAGTTCAAGAAAAAGCTACTGCAAGGCGATTATTTTTAACGACCTCAGCATATTATCATTTGTGATTACATTCTGTTACAGTAATAGAAATTTATAACAAATGGTAAAACATGAAAAAATCAACTTTAGGCTGGGGTGCCGCAGGATTAGTAGCTTTAGGGATTTTTGGTTCAGGCAATGATAACTCTCCAAAACAAACTTCAGACTCAGAAAATGCGCAGAGTGCAGTAGAGGAAGTTATCGAATCAAAATATATCAACACTAATTCTTTAAATATTAGAGATAAACCAAACGGTCAAGTAGTAGGAAAGTTAGGACGTGGGGAAAAAGTTGATATTTATGAGATGAAAGGAAACTGGGCACGTATTTCCTTAAATTCCTCATCACCTCAGTGGTTATCAACAAAGCTATTATGTGAAACGGATGGCTGTTTTAAACAAAAGTCTCGATCAACCACGTCAAATAATTATCAGGCCTTAAAATCTCATCCTCATCATTCTGAAAGAAAACAGAAAAAAACCTACTACGATAGTGATTGTTCATGTGCTGTGGTGGATTATTGCGTGGGTCCTAGAGGTGGGCACTACTGTATTACGAGTGGAGGAAACAAGAGATATAAACCTAGATATTAATTAATTTGAATTATGAGACCTCCATTTTGAGAGGTACTTTATGTCTTA